AGACTCTTAGGACAATGTTGTTGTCATCTATTTCAGCAAAGTGAGCCATTGCTATACCGCCGTTCTAAGGTAGCGAACAATAATCAAACCAGAACCGCCAGCCTCGCCAGTGCCCCCGCCATTCTTGCCACCACCACCACCAGAACCAGTGTTAATAGTTCCAGCAGTTGCCTGAGCACCGCCATTGGTTCCACCGACACCACCACCACCAGTAGTAGCACCACCGCCAGTATCACCAGCCGAGCTTCCACCACCAGCAATTTTGCTAGAAACTCCAGATGAAGTGGCCGTAAGCCAAGAAACAATAGAACCTAAGTTTGTCACATTGTCGGTTGCTGCTCCACCATCTCTTCCAAGAATTCCAGCACTATTGCTTCCATTTATTCCAGCCCCAGCAGCACCACCACCAGAACCAGATTGAGCGTTTCCACCGGCTCCACCAGCAAAACCTTGGCCAGATGTGCCAGCACCACCCACAGTTGCAGGGGGAGTAAACACACCACCACCACCAGAGCCACCAGCTTTACCATCTCTAGGCGTTAGGTATCCACCACCGCCACCACCGCCGACACAGGTAGTTAACCCTGTGAATGTAGAGTCAACACCATTATTTCCAGCACTTCCATTTGTTGTGACCGCAGCACCACCAGCTCCAACAGTAAGAGTCTTGGTTCCAGTAATGCTTTCTGAGGCAAATCCTAAAACTCCACCAGCTCCACCAGCTCCACCAATGTCATCACCACCACCACCACCGCCAGCAATCATAAGAATGTCCATTAGGACTGTGCCAGAAACGGTTAGGTCACCAGATGCGGTGAACTTTCGGTAAAAATAAGTAGCGTCAGAGAATAGTGTGCCGCCTTCTACACTGATACCCGAAGAGGCACTCAAAATCCCTAAAGGACTAAGTGCCATTTTTATACGACCTTTGCGTTACCAATAATGCGGTAAGAGTTAGTACCCACACAGACAATAGAAACAGCGTCATACTGCTGACCGATTGTGTAAGCGGTTCCAGCGGTTCCTCGACCTGCAAGGCTAACGGCTGTGCCATCACGCTGGACTCTTACTGTGCCAGCACCGTCTTGAATAATGTCTACTCGCTCGCCAGCCTCAAAAGCTGTAGCTGTTCCGATGCTTATTGTGACTGCTGATCCTGCACTAAACAGCAAGGTCTTGTAGCGGTCTGCGGTTAGGACTGTATAGCTGGTTGCTGTGGAGCTGGTAAGCGTAATCTCGTTTGAGAGATACAGGTTTACATCGGCAGCAGCTAGGACTTCACCAGCGGTAAAGGTTTTTCTTGGCATTGGTTTCCTTTTGTTCTCGTTTTAGTTTACTACTCGTAGGCAAGGCGGTCATCATCAAGGACACCCAAAACAGCGTTGTCCAGGATGAAGATGGCAAAGTCAAGGCGTTCTAGGGCAAAGGTTATGTTCTTGCTGTTTGCTGACCAGTCATGGCTGATACCGATGATCCTGACATACTGCTCGATTGCCGGTGGGATGTCGGAAGGCTCAAAGCGAACCTGCACAATGTCACCAATCTCAAGCTCTAGGACTGCATCCTGGTTAGGTGTTGTCAGTGTGTCCATTACTACTGTCACAGCCTCAAAGCGGTACTGAGGTTCCTTGAATCTGGCAAGTAGGTAATCTGCCAAGAACTGCAACTCAGACTGGCTTGCAACAAGCAAGTTGCTCTGTGAGTAGCTTCGAGGACCATAGACAGTCTGCGACTCAGTATCAGAAGCCGAAGCCTCAAGGACAGGGCTACCGGCATTGCTGATAAGGATACGATTGTAAAGGTTCTCAGATCCATAGACATTGTTTACACTGGCAAACTGGATGCCCTGGTAAACACCAGCAACGACCTCATCGGTAAAGACTAGGTTAGGCGTGTTAGGCACAGAGTTTCGCTCGCGGAATACAACCTTGCCATCCTTGCCAATAAACAAGTCACCGAACTCTGAGTTGCTTACAAGTTGCAGATACTCAAGCACCGAGGTTCCCTCAGCAACAAGGGCTCCCAGCATTGTTGAGTTGCCGGTGTCAATCTCTCTTTCGGCTGCTGGCCAGTCAACCTCGGGTCTGTCAAGCACAGCGTTCACCCGAGCACCTGAGAGCTGGGCAGTAGGGGTAAACTCCTCAAGCCCTGAGTTAGTCAAAGTTGAGAAGGCATCAGATACATCTATGCGAACCTGTGACCGGTTGCTTGGTGCGTAAACAATGTCAAAGTCATCTATGGCACCGATAAAGACTGGCTGGTCATTGCAGGTGATTCTTACAGTTCGGCGAGGGATGAGCTGACCAAAGTAAGGGCCGTTGGGATACAAGGGGTCAAAGTGTCGGTCCGAGTTGTCAACAACAATGCTCGAGGTTCCAGCGTCAATACGATCTAGTGCCTGGTTCTTACCTCGGGCTGTGCTTGTCGCGATGAGTCTGTCTGAGATGTCAAAGTATCTCTCGCCACCAAGGGTAAAGCTTGTGTTATCTAGGACACCTTTCATAGCGTCATCGAGCACAAAGGCAAAAGGGTCTGCCTGACCGAGGTTTAGACCTAGTTCAACTTTGACTGCTGGGGCTGGCATTACGCTCCCACAAAGACAGCACCAGAAGTACGCTCGTAGGACTTGATAGCCTCAACGATTGCTCTACCGATAGTCGAGCCAGAGCCAACACCACCATTGACATTTATGTTGTAAACATTCTGTGGCTTGTTGTTTGTGTATTGGCTCATCTTGTTTAGTGGGATAACAGCTTCAGGTTGTCCTGCTTCGGCAAGGTTGGCAAGCACTCCACCTGGCTTTGGCATAACGATACCGCCCATGGCAAGCCCTGGAATTGTGGCAGGTACCTTTGTTGGTGTCTTTACTGGCACCTTTGGGATGACAACCGTTGGCACCTTTGGCACCTGAATGTTTACAGCTCCACCTGTGACAGTTGACACGATTGCAAGGGCAGCATTGGCAAGGCTGATGATGCCGTTTAGCCCACTGATGATTGTGTTGATAAAGTTCTCAAACCTTGTGGCTAGGCCGTTGATAACTCCAACGACTAGGTTGCTGATGCTGTCAAAGACAAGCCCAAAGAATCTGCCTACCTCAGTCAAGCCCTTACCGATTGCCTCAAATAACTTAGACCAGCCACCAGCCAAGCCGACTAGGTAGTTGATCAAGACAACAGCACCGGCAGCCAAAGCTGCAACCAAGGTGATGATCTTGACAATCGGGTTGGCGTTTAGGGCAAAGTTCACACCAAGGATGGCGATAGCCAAGGCTCCAAAGATTCCTGCAAGCACAGAGATAACAACGCTGTTTTTAGCAATGTAATCAAACAGTCCGGTGATAAGTGGCACAAGCTGTTCTAGCACTGGCAACAAAGCGTTTCCGATAGCTTCCTGCATCTCACCAAAAGCCACAGCCATCTTTGCCGAGCCTGTAGCAGTAGCAGCAGCGGTGCCACCAACCTGAGTTTCGATAGCCGAGAGAATCATGTCCTGAGCTTCGAGCATCTTGCCCGACTCAACCAAGACCTTTATCTTTGCCTTTTCTTGCTCGGTGAATGTCACACCGGCTCTAGCTAGGGCAGTGATTCCCTTTATAGGGTCTTGCAAAGCTTTACCAAGCTGAGTGGCGTTAGTTTCTGCTGATCCGAATCCTGCTGCTGCCAAGTCAATAGCAGCTAGGGTAGCTCGGTCCATAGCCCCACCCATAACATCGGCAGTTGCAGCTAGGTTCTTGAAGGTAAGTAGTTTGGCCTGAGTTGCCTTGATGACTTCATCGTCAATCGCGGTCTGTTTCATTGTTGCGTCTGCAAAGTCGCGTAGTCGCTTAGTGACTGCACCGGTCTGAGTTCCAAACAGGTTCATTGAGTCAGCAACGCTGGCAAGTCTGCGGTCAGCTACCTGGGCATCCTCGGCTGCTCTAAGGGCAGAAGCACCAAGGGCTGTCAAAGCCACAAGGCCAATCTGTGCAGCAGGGGCTAGAGATCTAGTGACTGCCCCAAGCTTCTCGATAGGAGTGTCGAGTCGCTTTAGTTCTCTCTGTAGCTTGGCGAATCCCTGACCATTGAAGTTGGTCAGAATGTTGATTTTTATGCCGGCCATTATTTGCCACCTATTGTTTCAAACTTGCGATTGAGCTGGCTGGTGTATTGCTCAACACCTAACAATACTGTGCCCTGAATGAACGGCATGGATGCCTCAACCTCTGGATAGATGTAGCGTGAGGGGCTTCTGCCTAAAGCTTGCAACATCTTTTCAGTCTGTCCGTTTATTGTGTGTTTACGAGTTGTACCCTGCCAGGCATAAGTCCTTGTGACTTTCCTACGAGTCTTTGCACCACCGCGACCAGCCATGTCGGCGATGCTAACTGCTGCCCCATTGACAGTCACCTGGAGAAGTGGTGTTGCACCTGTCTGGTCGGGGCGAGCGTTGCGACCACTAACTACTGTCTTAGTGGTAGCAGGTTTCCAAGCTGTACGGCCTCGATGATTCCTGAAGCCTCGAGTGGGGCCAAGCAAAGGGATGTTGCCCTCGATCCTGCGACCAAGGGTGTCACCGCCACGCTTTATTTGTGCCCTAATGGCAAAGAATAGGTCAGTGTCTACATCGCGAATCTCGGCAAGGGTTTCCCTAATGCCGTAGACCTCGACTGCCATGCTTGCCATAGTTATTGCCTCATCTGTTCTGCTTTGCCCTTTAGATACATCTGCATCGTAAAGAGCATACGCTCGGACTCTTGTAGTAGAGCCGAGGGTGCAATCCCTGTTTCACAGGCCAAGTAAGCGATCAGGTAGTGCTGGCTAGTAGCTCCTAGCCCCTTGATCTTTAGACTTTTGGGTCTGCATCATCGCCTGAGATTGTGTCTAGAGTTTCCACAAAGTCCTCAAAGGACTTGTCGGTCCTTTTGGTTCTGCGGAGCGAGTTCCAAACAATGAAGCTCAGGTAGGTTAGGCGAGGGTCCGACTGGATAGTCGTTATGGCCAAGTTGTATCTCTCCTCGAAGGCAATAAAGTCTGGGGTGCCAGTGACAACCTTTTCTTTATTACCATCCACAAACTCAACTATGAATGGGATTTGCATGGTCTTAGGCTGTTGCCCTTGTCAATGCACCATTTAGAGGCCAGGTCACAGATAGTGTGGCGAGGTCACCGATGGTTGAGTTGAATGGGGAATACTGGGTTACCAAAAATTGACCAGAAAAGGCCGGATTTGTGGCAGATGTAGCGGTTCCTGCTGGGCGTACAACAACAGTTGCGTTGGTGCCTAGTAGTGGGTAAAGAACTGTGTCAATGGCTCCTGCTCCAAAGTCCTGGTGGAACTCTAGGGTGATTGAGCCGGTCTGCAATCCTGCGATTGCTGTGCGGAATGTTGCACCAAAAGCGGTAGTGTCCTGAGTTTCTACTTCAATCGGCAATTCAACCGATGCAAGTGAGGAACTAAAGTCTGTGCCGTTGATTGTGACATTGTAGTTTGTGGCGATGAACTTTGGCATTGTTTGTTTTTCTCCTAGTCGGCAAACACATCAACAGCGAACTCCGCTGCTAGGTATGTGCCTTCGTTTAGCTGGATGGGGGTGTAGTTTCTCATTTCAGTCACTCGGCAATCGTAGGCATTGCCACCAAGTGTCTTATCTGATTCTACTGCGTTCTTGATACTTGATGCCCCTGTGGATGAGCAGTAGTTGTCAAGTGATCGCTGTGCTGTTCTCTCATCGGCTCGGCCAACGATAACAACAACGACAAAGCTGTATTTGGTTAGACCCTTAGCCATCGCCTGGTTGTATTCAACTGTCACAGGTCTGACTAGGGCAATAGGTGGGTTAGGGCTGTCTGGCATCTCTGGGCTGGTTCTCAGCCCTGCAATGGTGCCAAGGTTGTTTGCAATAGCTGTCCGTAGGTCGGTAATGCTTGCCACTATGCAAACCTGA